CGCCGTCTCGTCGTTGGCATTGGTCCCGCTGGGCTCTCCAAGTCTCCAAAAACCAACAGGACTGTCTGCCAGCACCTCCGACTGGTAGCTCACTGTTCAACGCCATCCACGGAGACAGTCAACGCACTGGTCGTGCCCTGCAACGCCCGGATCGTCTCGACATTCCCGAGCGCCTTGAAGCCCGACCAGTCGTACGTTCCATTCGCTGGCACGCTGAACGCCGACAGAAAGTGCGTCCCGGCAGCAAGCGCCCCCCCGGCCTTGATCGCCAGCGTGATCGTCGCCGCAGTACCCGTCTCATTCGCAATGTGGACGCTACGCACGATTGCCCCAGCGGCGGGAGCCGTGTAGAGCAGTGTGTCCGTGGTACCGGGGCGCCCCAGGTACATCTGCTTCGCAACGTCAGCCATGTCTCACTCCTAATCCACCAACCAACGCGCGACGTTCAGGAACGTCACGCCACTCGCCCCCGTCGCTCCTGTCGAGCCCGTGGAGCCTGTCGCTCCAGTTGAGCCAGTCGGGCCAGACAGTCCGGTTGCTCCTGTCGGGCCGGTCGAGCCAGTCGCCCCGGCTGGGCCTGTACTGCCGGTACTGCCGGTACTCCCTGTTGCTCCGATCGGCCCCGATAGTCCCGTTGCCCCACTCAGGCCAGTTGAGCCGGTAGAGCCTGTTGCCCCGATCGGTCCCGAGAGCCCAGTTGATCCCGTAGAGCCTGTGCTTCCGGTCGAGCCGGTCGCCCCGATTGGGCCAGATAGCCCAGTCGCGCCGGTTGAGCCAGTGCTTCCAGTCGACCCAGTGGCCCCGATTGGGCCAGATAGCCCAGTGGCCCCCGTTGGGCCAGTCTCGCCCGTACTGCCCGTGCTTCCTGTGGCCCCGATTGGCCCCGAGAGTCCGGTGGCTCCCGTCGACCCAGTGCTTCCGGTCGACCCCGTTGCCCCGATTGGTCCGCTCAGGCCAGTTGCGCCAGCCGGGCCGGTCGAGCCGGTGCTGCCCGTAGAGCCCGTGGAACCAGTCGCGCCAGCCGGGCCAGTCTCGCCCGTTGCCCCGGTAGCGCCTGCCGATCCGGTTGCGCCCGCTGGGCCTGTCGAGCCCGTGCTGCCCGTTGCGCCTGCCGGCCCCGACAGTCCGGTTGCGCCAGTGCTACCTGTCGAACCTGTCGCTCCAGCCGGACCCGTATCGCCGGTCGCCCCCGTACTGCCAGTCGCCCCTGCCGGCCCCGTTGAGCCGGCAGCTCCCGCTGGGCCGGTGCTGCCTGTTGAGCCAACGCTGCCAGTGGCGCCCGCCGGGCCCGTCGAGCCGGTCGCTCCCGCCGTACCTGTCGAGCCTGTCGACCCCGCTGGCCCCGTGTCGCCGGTCGCTCCCGGTGCTCCAGCCGTGCCCGTACTGCCTGTTGAGCCAGTGGCCCCGGCTGGGCCCGTACTGCCAGTCGCCCCAGTCGCACCTGCCGGTCCGGTAGAGCCAGTCGAGCCGGTAGCTCCCGCTGGTCCGGTAGAACCCGTTGAGCCGGTCGCTCCTGGCGGGCCCGCGCCAGAGCCGCCGGCCGTCCCCGAGATGTGGGCCACTCGACCCACCACCGAGACGGTCAGCGGGGAAACGACGTCGATCGTATTGACGCGCCGCGGGTCGATACCGTCGTCAGTGACGGTCAGGCCGCCGCCCCCGCCCCCGCCGATGTGCGTAGCCCCGTCCAGTCCCCGCGGGCCAGTCTCACCCGTGGCGCCAGTCGCCCCGGTTGCGCCTCGCTCGCCGCCTGGCCCCATGAGCGAAACGCCAGAACCCCAGCCAAGGCTCGTTTTCGGCCCGTAGAGCCGGACGCCTGTCTCGTTCAGGTAGTAGTCGCCAAGCTCGCCGGTCACGAAGAGGGGCGGGCCAAGCCCATGCAGCAATGAGCGGCCCGGTGCGCCGATTGGACCCGCTGGCCCCTGCGTCCCAGTCGCTCCCTCGACACCGCGGTCGCCCTGTTCCCCCCGAGGGCCAACGGCACCGGGGATCCCGCGCGGTCCGGTCAGGTTCCCAACCAGCACCCACGACGAGCCGCGAGTCCACAGGGCGCCGTTATCGCTGTTGAGATAGGAGTCGCCAGGGGCACCCAGCGACTCGGGCGGGTCGCCACTGCCAACGTGAATGGATTGCCCATCCTCGCCGCTGATGGACATGCCAGAGGCGACAAGCCCCGCGACGATCGCCTCTTCGATAGAGTCTCGCATCAGCCGACGCGCGGAACGCGACCGATCGTCGTAACGCCACTGGCACGATCACGGGTGACACTCAGTGGAGGCCGTGGGTTAGCCGCTTCGGCCTCGGTCTGCTTGGCTTCGGCCTCGGCCTGCTTGGCTTCCTGCTCAGCCATGACTAGCTCCCGCTCAGTCTCCATGCGCTCGATCGCCGTGGGGCTGAACCCGAGAATGTTCAGTGCTTCGTCATAGCTTTCGAGGATCGGCCGGTCGTTCGGACCTCCGTTGGCCGTCCACAGTTTCACGACGGCATCGGTGATGACGGCCTCGTTGCGCGTTTCCGAGTTGCGCCAAAGCGTCTCGGCCGTCCGCATGGTCGATCGTGCGTCCCCCATCGCTCGGAGTGTGACGCGCATGACCTCTTCCCAGCCGTCGCCAAAGAACACTTCGGAGGTCCGGCACTTGGCAATCAGCCCTGTCTCGGCAGACTTGATCGCCTCGCCACTGGCCGGGACTGATTGCGTCTGCCCCATCAACTGGTGCAGCGGCATCCTGGAGACATGGCTGATGTGATCGACTTCCATGTCGATCATCAGCTTGTAGGGCGCGAGGTCCGTTGCCTGGAACTCCCCGAAGCTGACGGGGGACGGGTTCGGGTCGTTGGGATCGGCTGGGGGGACCGCCCACAAGTGCGAAACGGCCGCCTCGAACGGCTCCATCGCGCGCCCCGTATCCGGGTCGGTGGGAATGTCAATGCCAATCGCCCAACGCTGCCTGAACGCCGCGTACTCCGCTGCGATCAGGGCATCCGCCCGATATTTGTTGATCGCGTCCTGGTTCGACAGAACCAGCGCGATCTCGCTCTGCCCATCGGTTTTCAGACGCGGCCTGTTCGGCAGGGGGATGACGGGGATGACCCCGAGCGGGTTGGGCAGGGGCCAGTTCTCGCCATCGGTGGCGAGCCTGTCGAATTTGACCTGGGACAGCGTTTCATGCCCAGCCATTGACGGCGCCATCCCCTCGATGACGGCACGAGTCGCGTCAGATGTCCAGGGGCGAGTCGAACGGTACTTGTAGATGGCGTCCGGCAGGTAGGTGTAGACGATCATGTGCCCGTCGTCGTCAATCCACCGTTTCAGTGCGGAAATGCGCTTGCGCCGGTCCCGAGGGTCTGTCGCCACGATGCAATCGAGGGGATCTTCGACGGTAATCCGCGGCGTTTCGCCAGAAGCGGGCTCCACGATCGCGTACGAGACGCCCTTGATGAGAGCTTCGGTGTGCGCGAGCTGCGAACCAGCGTCAAGGTCGTTCTCTTGCCAGATTTCCCACAAATCCTTGTCGCCCTTGGGGTCATCGAACCGAAATCCAGTGACCTCTAGGCGTTCCCTCGTCCCGTCGACCACCAAGGCCATGAAATTGCTCGAAAATTCGCGAAATCTGTTCCCGAAGGCCGATCTGAACTTGTCTGACGCGAATGCCAGCGGTTGGACGCCATCGTAGTAGTCGTCATATCGCTGGAACACTGGCACCCGCGCCTGGAGCCTGCCCAACAGGCGAGCCATGATCGCTTCGGGGCTGCCCGGGGCGGCGTCACTCAGCTTCACGGGCATCAGAAGCTCCTGACGTAGCGCGGCGCTCTCGTAATGCGGGCCGGCATGGTCGATGCCGCCTCCACCGCGAGGACGTCCGTGATCGCGCCGTCGATACGGCGCTTGTCAGAGCCCTTGACGAGCACGTACATGGTCCGGCCATCGTCCTCATGGTCTGCCAGACGGACTTTCTGGCGGTGGGCAGCCTTTACGTGAGCGTCCGTGAGCGGGTCCGCGTCGTGAGTATGCGCCCCCGTGGCAATAGCCGTGAGCCATCGGTCAACCGCCGGGGCAAATCTCCGCGTCCAGTTCGTGTCGAATGCCTGCACGATCGCCTCGCCGTAGCGAACCGCCCAGTTCTCGATCTCAGTCCGCCATTTCGGGGTATCGCAAAGCATCAGGCCGACGCTGTAGGTTGCGAACATCTCGGCGACAGCCTGATCGACCTCCTTTCGATCGACCTCCCAGCTTTCCTTGCCCTTGTGGGCGTTGAGCCAGCGGTTGAGATCGGGCCCGGTTGGCTTCTCCCATGAGGCGAGAATGAAGCTGTAGCCCTCGGCCGTGCAGCCCCGGAGCACGGTCGCATCCTGGCTGATCGAGCCGTCGAACCCCGCTCCGATGCGCGTCCCCGGCTTCGGGGGGCCTGCGCCCGGCTTCGCCAGCTCATCCCAGCGGTCAGGATCGACAGCGACGCCAGCTCCCGCGACCAGCATGTTGCCGTAGAAACGCATGGCCTGGGGCAGATCGCGCTCCACGAGGTCGGCAGCTTCATTCTCGATGCTGTCGATCGGCAGGTGCCCGCCATTCTCGGTCAGCACGTCGGCCGGGTATACAAAGCGGTGGATCTTGCGGCGATCAGCCTTGTTGGCATAGGACAGGGCCGCGGGCGGGCGGACGAACTGGCGGTAGATGTCGAGCGCCGGGGACTCGAATTGCTGTTGGGCGACCGACAACTCGGCCGGATCCCATGAGTTCGTGGTCAGGCTTGCCCGCCCGCCCATCCCCGCCAGGCCGCGGTACTGCGTGTCGGCCAGCCGGACCATCTTGTTTTCCTTCGTCCAGATGCCAACCTCATCCTGCGGCACGAACGTCACGCGCTGGCCCAGCCGCGATCCGGCCGAGGACGTCACGGTGTCGATCCGGCCGTTGCCGGGGAGTCTGATGAATTCCTCCCCGGTCTTTGGGATGATGTCATGCAGCGGTCCGTCCTCGATCATTGGCCGCAGGGCGTCGTATGTGTTCTCGGTCGACTCCTGGCTGAACGCGGTGATCTGAATGAGCGGCGTGGCCCAGGCCATGCCCATCGGTTCGCCGGGCTCGTAGGGGTACTCCCATCCGCAACGGCATCCATTGGCCCGGCAGGCGTACCCATCGCCCTTTCCGGCCCACCCCGCGAAGAGCGCCGGCCCGACACCCTCCAGGCAAACGTGCGCGGCTACAAGAGGGTTCTTGCCAACCTTCTGCGGCCCAACAAGCAGCCCCCGCCGATAGACGAATGCCGACGCCAGCAGCGGCGCAGCGGCGTCGTAGACGGCATCTCCGCGGACGGTGTAGAAAGAGCGAAGGTACTGCCCCTGGAAGTTGTAGAGCTTGAAGGGGGCGCCTTTTCGGAAGCCGTCAGGGACGATGCAGTGACGCTCGACCCATTCGAGCGCGACGAACATCGGCGCATCAGCCGGCATTCTCGACCACGCTGAACCGCGCTCGTGCCGAAACGCGTACCTCGTCAGGGCGTGGCAATGCTGGCTTGGCGTCCGCTCCGGGCGCGGGGTCGATGACCCAGCGCAGCAGTCGCAACCCGTTGAGGGAGAGGCCGAGGGCGTCGGTGTACTGCCGAGCAAGCGTCCGCATCGGCACGGAAGCCTCGTGATCCTCGGCCAGAGCGAACGTACGGACGTAGATCGCGACCTCGCGCTCCTGGTGGTTGGCCTCCCACATGATCGCCTGGGGCCGCCTCCAGTCCTCGACCCACAGCGCCAGCTCGCGCTTGGTCGGCACCGGCAGCGGCCATTTCGGCGTCGGACCGACACGGCCGGCCGAGGGGAGATGCCGCCACGTCGGATCGTCGTGGCGATCCCGCCGAAGCGCGTTCGGATCGGGCGGAGGCCCTGACCGGGCTCGCGCGCCACCGCTAGGCATGAGTGCAGTCCTGCATCGAGCGCACGGTAGCACACGGCGCAAGGGGGGTCCTGAACCCGACTCACCTCCAGCGGGGG